AGGAGTGTTAGCATTAACTCACCATCATCGCTTAATGAATTAATCCCTTCTTTTTCAAATCTGACTTCAATATTAAGGTCACGGAGGTGTCGCACAGTTTCGAGAAGGTCTACTGTGTTTCTTGCAAAACGTGATATGGACTTGGTAAGAATAATATCAATTTTTCCTGCTTCACAGTCTGCCAATAATCGTTGGAATTCTTTTCTATCTTCTGTTGTACCTGAAATACCTTCATCTGCGTATACTCCTGCATATTCCCATTCAATGTTTTTTTGAATGTATGAACTGTAATGACTAACCTGTGCAGAAAGAGAATGTAGAGTTCTACCTTTTTCTTCAGAAATTCTTGCATAGGCTGCAACTTTTTTGCGAGTCGGCATAATTGGTATTTTTGGCTCAATTTTGCTTATTTTTTTCATTAAATCACTCCTTTCAACACTATACATCACTCTAAACTGTGATTAAGTCAAGAATAATGTTCCTAATAAAGGGTGGTATTTTTCAAGCAAAATTGCATTATACATAACGAATTCTTCTTCTGTTAATAGGCCTTTTTTAAGCATTGATTTTGCAAGTGAGAGGGAAATCTGATACATTTTTTCTGCCTTGAATTGTTCCTCACTCATACCAAAGCACCACCTTTGAAACGGTCATTGATATAGCACTCGTGAGAGCAATATTTCCTATTAGAATTACCGTAAGCAGTGAATGCTTTTTTGCAATGAGCACAGGAGAATGAATAGATGGCTTTTTTATTTACTTTATCCGGATGAGTATTCCACCATTTAACTCGACATTCATTGCTACAGAATTTCAATGGTTTTTTGTTAGGTATTTGAGGCAGTTCATTACCGCACTGTTTGCAAAAAACTTGGCTAACAGAGACTTTTGGGGTTACTGCAGACGTATTGCATGTTAGGTTATTTCTTCGACAGTAGGATTTTACTGTGTTAACAGAAAGACCTAAGGCATCGGCAATGCTGTTATAGCTATCACCACTGGCACGAAGAATTGAAATTCTATCTTTTTGTAAGCTGGTCATATTTTTATCCTCCCTTTAAATCACAAATACTTCTTATAAACCAAAGGACAGTAGGGGATGGATTGAGTACTAAAAATTAAAAAATACCCACAGATTGAAATTAATCAAACTGTGGGTGTGATCTATTCGCTATATTTTATAAAAGCATTTGTAAAACCCGCCAATTTAACTTTTTTAAGCATGGCTTCAGCATTTGACTTTACAGTGTATGCACCAATCTGAACTCTGTAATACTTGGTTGATACAGGTGCCTTTTTCGATATATTAAACGTATTAACCAATGCATTTACATACGCTCTTGCTATGGTATCCTTATTGTCAATGAGCCACTGAGCTGTTTTGGGATTGTCATGAAAGTCAGTCTCCACTAAAGCAGATATAAGTCCAATTGATGATGGATTTCTTATCTCACCATAACCAAGACCATTAAAAGCCTTCATTCCGTTTTCTACAGATACGCTTCTGTTAGATTTTATCGGGCAGATTGCATTAAGTTCCTTTACAGCATTTACTGCAAGCTGCTTACCACTTGTGCTGTCTGGATGATAAAAGGCTATGGCTCCGCTTGCATTATCGCCGCCACCTGCATTTGAATGGATTGCTAAATAAATATGGCAACCCTTATCTTTTGCTTCTTTTGCTCTTTCATTAAGTCCAATTCCTAAATACAAGGTTGCTATTACGTTTTCACATTCATACTCATTATCAAGAATATCTTTTACTTTCTTTGCAACAGCTTCCATCTCAGTTTTTTCATTTGTGTTTCCTACACAGTACTTGTTTGCTGGTTGGTTTGAGGGGGATAAGTATATCTTATACATTAAGTCTCATCCTCCTTGTTTTGGAGCTGCTCAAGTACATTCTTTAACTTTTCAGGAACGGGTAGTCCTATTCGAATTGCGTTTTCTATTATGCTGATGCCTTCATTTGAAATGTAGAAGAATATTACTGCAGTTCTTACAGCACCACCAGTGCCCACTAAATTTTTGTCTATTATATTTCCTACAGTGACAAGTAAAAAAATAAGCACCTTTTTAAAGATGCCTCTAAAACCAATCTCGCTTGATAGTTTACGCTCAACAATTGCTGCCATTATGCCTGTTAAATAATCTATTACTACAAAAGTAACCAAGGCATAAATAAAGCCATCAAGACCTCCGAGAAAGTATCCCAGATAGCCGCCGATGGCTGTGAATATAAGTTGAAGATTGTTTAATGCATTCTTCATGTAATTCCTCCTTTTAGAAATTTGTAATAAAAAAACACCTTCTGATAGGTGTTATGTAAAATTAAGCTGAAAACTCTAATGCAGCATCAAAGTAAAACTCCAACAAGTCATCTTTAGGTATGTAGGGTACTGACCAAGAAGCAGTTATTGTATCTGAAGATGAAGGCTTATTTATCCATGATACTACACCTGTAAAGTAATCTATTGTATAATCTATGTTCTTGGTTAAAGTTAATCCATTAACTTTTATGCTTTCACTGTTGGTTATTATTTCATCCCAAACATAGCCGTTTCTTTTTAATGTTATTATGTCGGCTGATTCATTAAGTTGCTCCACGTTAACAAAATCATATTTCGTAAATACTCCTGAACAAGGCAATGTCATCCTAAATATAACATAACGGTCAACATCATATTTCCCACTATGGCCACAACCTAATGAAATTTCTTTGATTTTAGTACCCGGGCAAGCCTGTGTATTAACATAAAACCTATAGGTTATACTTCCTATGCTGGTATTTTCATTATAAACATAATTCTGAGGAACCCACGAAACACTACCTTGTTTGAAATCTGTATTATTGTAGTTTGTTGCAACTAAGTTGTATACTCCATTTGTCCTATAAAAGCTATCTCCCGTAAAGTCATCTATATTTGTTGGTTTACCTTCGGTTCCAAGCTGTATAACAGCTCCCCTTGAATAAATATAAGTAGTTTGGCTCAAACGACCCATGAACTGTGCAAAAATACCATTTAAAGTGTAGTAGGAAAGTTCTGTTCTGAATGGTGAGCCAATCATAGTCAGTGTTGGAATTGATGTCTGAGCTTCGACTGTCATTGTTATTGTATAATTTATGAATACTTCAATTGTTGAATCCTTTGCTATCGGTTCATCCAACAGTATTTTTGTTGAAAGATTGGTTGATCCACCAAGTCCAATTTCTGTAATTGTCATACCGTTTAACTCTGTTGAAAGAATGGTAAAATCCTCTGTCATAGTAATAACATCATTATCTGAATCTAAATTATAAGAATAGTGACCTGACACAACCTGTTTCTTTAATTTTTGGCTAAATAATGCTGTATTTGACTTCTCTGGAGTTCCTGTACCTACTCCAACATAGATATATCCTCCAAAGGTGTCTAGCATTAGTCTTGGAGCCTCATATGTTTGGTAGGAATACATCCATTTCTTCATTCCTTGGTGCAAAATAATGTTTTTCTTTGTTTGCTCGCTTATAACTTCCTTGGTTTCAGTATCTCTGACTATTACATTTGCATAATTTGATAGTTTTATTTCTTGTCTTACATTCATAAAGAATCACCTGCTAAACATTTATTATTTCAATTTTAACATTTGATATTAGCGAAGAAACGCGGCCTTCTTTAGGTATTGGAGATTCGCCGCCAACTACCTTAATTGTATCCGCTTCTTTCAATCCTTCGATTGTAATCACATACACATTACCTACCTGCATGATACCAGTTTCCGTTATTACATAAGCTTCATACTCATTTGTTTCAGGTAGATGCAAGGGTATATATACATTAATTTTTTCAATATCAATTATTTCAATTGTGGCATTTGAAATTAACCCATTCACAGGACTCTCTGAATGGTATCTTTTAATTTTTGTTATATCGATTATATTTATTTCTACACTAGTTATATAACCAATAAATGAATTATTAAAATCAACCAAATATACCACCTACTGTTTCAGTTTTAAAATTACATCATTAATATTACCCATGCTTGTGTCTGGAGTCTGGTTTGTCACAATTATATTTCTTATATTTGCTTCAGCCTTATATTCTGCAATAGCTGAGTGAATGCCTGTATCATCTATAAGCAAGCTTCTTGTTTCTCCCGTGTTGGATTTAAAATAGTTTATTTCAAGTCCAGTTTGACCTTTATAAATCTCAGCCTTTGCATGGTTTGCACCAGTTCCGTCACCAACTCCTAGAATAATTTTGGGCACATAATTGCCGCTTATGTTTTCAAACAGTATCTGCATCTTTATTTGTTCCGTATATTTGAATATTAGAACAGGATAATCGGTGATATTTGTTGTAGTACCCTTAAATGTTTCGTCAAGCCAGTACAAGTTATTATATTTCCTGTCTTTGACCTGCTCAGTCTCTCTACCGTCAGTGGATGCAGTTATAAATTGAATGTACTGCTCAAATATTTTTATATAATTCACATCACTAGTGTTGTTGTTTAAATAGTTTTGAACTTTTGTAGAAGTTTCAAGTTGGTCAACTGTAAGCTGAGCAATATATGCTGTTTCTGCGGCAAGAGTCTGGGTTATAAACGTATTGGAAATAGTAACGTCAAACTCTGCTTCAAGAGCTTCAATCATGGTAGCAGAGAGCATCCCATCAAAAATATACTTTCCTGTAGCCGCATCAAAGTACAATTTGTTAATCCAATTTTCTCCCGTTCCGTCTCCTGTTTGAAGAGCGAATATATCTGAATTAAAAACCCCTCTGGCCATCTTGTCGCTTCTTATACTTTCAAACCCATTGTCGGGACTTATTCTTATTCCATGATAAATCTTGTCCTTTGCAACTGTGTCCCGTCTTATTTTAGTTACAGAGTCTGTCAATATCTCTATGCTGTTTGCAATTTCAAGGGAAGTATTTATTGCTCTAATTGGATTGTACGTTCTTTTTATAACCTTGTTTGATACATCAAGTCCAATAACCTCGTCAATTATTCTTATTGTGTCACCTTCCTCGATAATTTCAAGCTCTTTAAAATCTTTGAAAGAAGGGTGGTTTTTAAGCTCCACAATGTCTACAGCATAGTATGTTAATCCTTTTCTTTTATCAATAATTTTCTTAACACCAGTTAGGTTTTTTCCAAACCTTGCTTGGAAACCACGATTCTGTCCAAGTGTGTTTTTAAGGCTTACTTTAAATCCATCAAAATCTAGCTCAGAATTTGTATGATAGGCGAGAAGCTGTAAAAGTGCCAGCTTATTTGTTTCTTCATAAACTGCAAAAGTAGTAATATTTGTCGGTTCAACCGTTCCAACTAAAAATTCAGTTCCCGTTAAAATATCTGTAAGAATTTGTAGGGGAGTACCATCATACGTATAGAACTCTTTTTCATCTTCAATAAGTCTATATGTCACATGCTCGCATTCAATTCTATAAGCCACAGAATCTGAATGTATTTGCTCAATATAGATTACGTCAAAGTAAAACTTATCTACAGCTATATAATTATCCGACTCAAAGTACCCGCATTTTAAATTGTCTTCAAGCACTTCAAATTTTAGTATAAACTCACCATTTATTTTCCTTGTTATTTCAATAGAATCTTCAATAATAATATCATCAAGGTATGCAAGTTTTGCGTTTGTGTTTTTGTCATATAAGGTTATCAAAAGTTGCACCTCCTAAATGTATGTGTCATGGAATTTTAATGTCATGTTTGATACCGAACCTGAAACAATCACAGTATTATCTCCAGGCAAAAGTCGTATAAAGTCACCGGAATGCTTTAATATTCTATTTTCTGTAGCGTCTGTATATACAAGCATCTTCTTGCTATCAATATTTAGTTTTTCTGTCATTCCTGTTAATGTAAATGATTTATAATTACAAATAACGGTCACATTTCCGGCTCCTGTTATTGAAATTATTGTTTCAGCAGTAATTGTTCCTGCGTTATTTACAATAACAGACGTTGGATTATCAAAGGAAAGTGCTTTAAGCCCTCCATATTGGAACGGTTCAACTTCAAATATAATGCTGAATTCATCCCATGCTTTTTCAATGGATAGAGAAACATCACTAATAGATTTAATTACTTTATAAACTTTGTCGCTTTCATAGTCGAGCACTAAATCATCTGTTTCTGAAAGCCACGAAGCTATTTCTCTTGCGCTTTGCCGTCTTTCATTAATAGTACCATTTGACAGAGAACATCTGAATTCAAGTGTTTTGTTACTGTATCCGCTTTCAAATATATACTCTCCATCATGTCCCATGACATTTACTCTTTGTGTTCTTTTAGCAGGGAATAGGGGATTATTTATAGTTTTAACAACAAGCCCCTTAAATTCTGATGTGTGTATACCTCTAAATGTAAATCCCATCAAATTGCATACCCCCTGTCACTTCTTGTTTGAAGCAAGTATAATTCACGTGCTATGTTTTTTATATCATTATCATTTCTTACAATCATGCTTGCTATATTAAAAGTATTAGTGATATTTGAATTACCTCTGATTCCAAAACTGGTTCCATTTCTTATATTAGCATCTATGTCAAAGCTTTTAGGAATCGAATTGTTCATATCATCTTTAACTGAATTCATTGCCTTAGCGAAACCCTCGCCAAGACCTAAACTCATATTTGTACCAATGCCGGCAAATACAGTAGAGGGGGACTGAATGCCAAGTACTCCTTTTACGTTGTTTACTATTCCGCTTACAAACCCGCTTATTTTTTCCTTAATCCAACTCATCATGGAAGCAATGCCGTCCCATAGTCCGATTACGATGTTTTTTCCTACTTCGACTATTGAAATAGCTGCTTTACCAATGCCTTTAATTATGGAATCAGATATTTGATTGTAGCTTGTAATGAGTTTAGGAATGGCCATAATAAGACCAGCTCCAAGCTGAACAATCAATATTATTCCAAGCTCTACTATTCTAGGAATATTGCTTGTAATAAAGTCAATAATGGAAGTGATTATTAATGGCAAAGCCTCTAAAAGCCTTGGAAGAGCATTAATAAGTCCAATTGCCAAACCCTCTATAATTGCAAATGCAGCTTCTAAAATTTTGTCCATGTTATTGATTATGGTATCAACAATTAAAATAACCGCCTCGACAATTGAGGGTATAAGTTCAGGCATCGAATCTGCTAGTCCAGTTGAAAGAGCTACAATCATCAAAAGAGCACCTTCTATTAGTGATGGCAAGTTTTCGATTATCCCATTAAACAGTGTAAGCACAAGTAAAAGTGCTCCATCTGAAATCTGAGGAAGGGAGTCAATCAAGGCCTGAAATATAGTCATTACTATGGATACTGCTGAGTCTATAAGCATAGGCAGGTTATCAGCTATTGCACCTCCAATTGAAGATACAATTTCAAACCCAAGCTCCATTATTTTAGGGATACTTTCCATAACAAGGTCAGTTATTCCACCTGCGGTATTTCCAATGACCTCGCTTATTTTGCCCCAGTCACCACCGGCTTCAGATAGTCCTTTTGTGAATTCTCCAAGCAAGGCAACTCCGCTGTCAGACAATACCTGCAACTGGGGGAGAAGTACAGTTCCAAGCATATTTTTTGCAGCACCGGCTCCTGCTTTTAATCTTTGAACACTATCATCAAAAGCACCAAGTGCGTTTAACGAATCTTCACTCATTATTGCACCCATTCTTTTGGCTTCTTCTGTAAGTTCAGAAATCCCCTTGCTTCCTTGTGCTATAAGGGGATTAAGTTCCTGTGCCGACTTTCCAAATATCTGCATTGCCAATGCATCACGCTCAGTTTCATTTGCCACCTTGCCCAATGCGTCAATTGTCTCCCAATAAACCGTGTCCGAATCTCTTAATTCACCATTTATGTCAGCTACAGAAACTCCAAGTTTCGCATAAGCCTCATTTGCTGTTTTCGAGCCATCTCTTGCACTACTCATTGACCTTACCTGTTTTGCCATTGAAGCAGTCAAAGTCTCCATTGAAACATCTACAAGTTCCGCAGCATACTTGTATGCCTGTAAGCTTTCAGTAGACATTCCTGTTACTGTTGACATTGTAAGAATGTCATCCGCATATTGAGATGCCCCAACAGTCATATCCACAAGCGCCTTGCCTGCACCAGCCGCTGCAGCACCTATCCCTGCAACCGCAGCACCAAGTGCTGTTCCTATTCCTTTAAGAACTCCTCCAAGTTTATCAAACCTATTGCTTGCATCATCTGCATGTTCTGCCGACTTTTTTATTTCCTTACCAAATTCACCAGCTTGTTGTTCAGCCTCATTAAACTCTTTGCCTGCAGTATCAAGAGTTATATTGTTGTCTTCAAGCTCACGCTGCATCTTATTAAGATCTGCGTTTGCATTGTTAAGCTGAATAGCCCATGCCTTTGTCCTTTTGTCATTTTCGCCAAAGGAAGTGGTGGCATTGTTAAGCGCTTTTTCAAGAGTGCTGATTTTATCCTTTTGAGCATCAATTTCTTTGTTTAATACATTATTTCTTGCAGAAATTGCTTGTATTGATTTGTCCTGCTTATCAAACTGAGAAGTAACAAGGTTCATTTCAGAGCCTAGAACCTTGAAGCTTTGGTTTATTTCACTTAGAGCTTTTTTAAATTCCCGTTCTCCTTCAATTCCAATCTTAAGTCCAAAATTGTCTGCCATGCTTCCACCTCCTTATTTTTGAGTATAAAAAAGGCACCCTTGTTAAGAGTGCCTGCTTATCTCAATACTTATCATATGATTTATTTAGTTAATCAATCTACGGTACAATTGTTACAAATTCCTAGTATCGCTTCTTTTTTCAGTCCACCAAATGACCAACAAAAATTTATTACATAATATCTATTACATCTTTTGCATTTAACCCACCTAAAACCTTTATAATACCATTCCTTGTCCAAAACAGTATCAACTATTTTTTTAAAATTCTCATCTATTTCATCATAACTAAACCCACTTGGATTTAAATACTTTTCTTTATTAGGAATGAGTTCTTCTTTTCTATAAACCAGTTTTTCTTTATTGTCTTTTATTGGTTCTACATTATTGTAATTTTTATTAGTAATTTCGTTATTTATATATGATTTATTAGCAGTTTTCCAATTTTCATTTAATCTCTGTCGTAATTGGTTTTCTTTTATTTTTTTCGCCTCAATCAATCTTTTTTGAGTAAGCATTTTTTTATATAAATTTCTTGCGATTTCTCTATGTTCTTCAAAAGCATTTTTATATGCATCCTCAAAATCACAATTGATATTGCCTTCTAATGTTAACTGTACATCATAAATATTGTATTTTTTTAAAAAAAGTTTACTATAAAATAACTGCCCATCTTTATCTTTAAAATCCATATATCGCATCATAAACAACTCATTACTATCAGTATTTAGCATTTTAATAGTATTATCAATAGAATATTTCTGTACTGTTTTTCTAAATTGTTCTTCTGAAGTATTTTCTTCTGGATTAAATTCCTTAAAGCTAAAGAAATATATATCTTTTATATCATTCTTAAAATAGTCTTTTCTTTTGTCATTCCATTCATTAATTGAACGCTCTTTACGTATATACTGAAGTACTATTTTGCATTTTTCATTTTCTATAGAAACATTTGACCTTCTGTTTTCATATTTTTTATCAATATAAACATTGCTATATTGTTCTTTTAACCATTTATATAATATAAATTTTCCTCTTTTTTGTTCTTCACTTTCGTTGATGCTTATATCAGAATAACAAAACCTATTTGAATCTTTATGTGCAAAGTGTGGAACCTTTTTATTACCTGCTTTTAGAAATACCAATGTTCCACAATCCTTACATTTAAGCAATCCTTTTTGTCCAGCCTCTTTGTATTCTGAGTATATTTCATATTCATAATTGCCATATTTATTCTTTGTATCAAATGAATAGATTATTTTATCTTTATATATAGCATCAAACAAAGTGTTTACCCCCAATTCTTTTACTAATACAAAAATTATATAACCATATTATATAATTGATATTAAGATAGTTCAACCAATATTTGCTAATTCAACCTTTTTAAATACCAACTGGAATAACTTCATCAATAAACAACTCAACTTTAGGTTTCGCTATTCCAATAAACTGTTTGTGTATCTCCCATTGATCTAAGAGATCACCTATTGCCATGAACCACACATCTTCTTCACTCCTGCCAAGTTGAGTAACACCATAATAAATTAGTCGAGCAAACAACTCTTCATCGCTTACTCGACTAATTCGTTTTTTGATTCAGCTTCCTCTGACTCAACATACCTTTTTGTTCCTTTAAACATAGCTTCAAAAATCGCTTCTTTATAGGTAGAAAGTTCAAGTGGTGAAGTCAAAAGTTCCACATCCTCTTCCTTTAGAAGTTCTTTCTTTTCATCTTTGTTTTGCAGGTTATGAATTAATACGCTTTGATTTGCAAGCAAGGTTATAAGCCAGACAATCTCATCGAGTGCCATTTCAAAGTTCTCTGATTTCATAAGCTTATCACCAAGGTGTTCAAGACCGCCATACCTCTTGGCTATTTCTTTTGTTGCTTTAGTTGTTAGTATTAGGTGATATTCATCATGGCTTATCTTAATAGTACTGCTTCTTTCATCATCCATCATCAAGCCCTCCATTAAGGTGTAACAGTAAATTCTGGCTCATATACTGTAGTAAACCATCCTGTTATAGTTGTTGCTATAACTCCAGTATCATCCTCATTCACTTCAGCCTTCCAAGGATGATTTCCATTAGCATCAGTCTTGTTTCTTCTCATAACAGTTCCTTCAATAGTAGGTGTCTGGAATGTTATGCTGTCTCCTTTAGTCTGAAGATTTGTTGCAGGTATTCCAAATTTAACTTTATAAAGCCAGAAATATCTGTACTTCCCGTTTGCCTTCTTTGCCCTAAAGCCTATTGCAACTGGAGTACCTCCATCTTCACTTGTTGATATCAGAACCTTATTATCGTCTATTTGTGCTCCTGTCAAATCACCTGCAGCTGTAGAACCTA